GGGGGTAAGAGGTTGTTGGTGTGCTCCAGAAGAATGCCACGGAAATGTAATAAAAGAAATAGTAGAATTAAATACAAGGAGGAAAGATGTTTAGGTATATATCATACGACATAGAAACAACGGGTCTATTCGACGGAAAGCATCCTGACAAAAGACAAATAATTCAAATCGCGGCAGTGGTTGATGAGCTTTCGCTTGATAAGGAGCCCACTCCAATTGACGATCTCCCAATGTTTTGTGAGTTTGTTCGCAACGAAGATCTAACGTTCCATCCATTTGCCATGAATATGCATAGAAAATCAGGGTTGATGGAAGCGTATTTTGAAGCGCTTACTGGAGGAAACAAGGTTGGGTATCTTGGTCAGGTCATGTATGATTTTGGAAAGTGGCTGCATAAACATGCGCCTATTTCTATTGAAGAAAATGAGATGCCACCGACTCGTAAAATTACAGGTAGGTGGAATTTCGCAGGAAAAAATTTATGGAGTTTAGATCTTCCCTTCTCAAGGCAAAGCAAGGTGTTTGACGAACAAATTTATCGTTATATCAGGCATAAGTTAGTTGATCCAGCAACAAGTTTTATAATGCGTCTCAGAAAACCTCCCCCGCTTGTCGGGGGGGATGAATGAGACATAAAAATCTCAACTTGTTGAGATAATATTAGGTAATTCTAAAATATTTTTCATAATGCTTCTCTAAATATATTAGTTGAAGGATTAAGAATACTTAGCTGTCGGGACGACAGTGTTAGCTCAGTAAATATACAGACATTGGTTTGTAGTTCCTGAGAATCCTCCACGCTTGTCGTGGAGGTAGTTCAATGAAGATGTGAAAGAGGCTCCAGGAGACTCGTGGTTGTGTGGAGGTCAAAAGATGTATGAACAATTTTTGCATCTTTGTGACGAAGCATTTATTACGTGCTTAAAGCTTGAAGCCGATGGCACGTCAGTTTTTCCGAAAAAAATATTGGAAGAACTTTTTAGAATAAATAAGATTATTAAAAGCAGCGCAGCTTTTGTGATAGAACACTATGTTAGAAAATAAAATGAAGAAAAATAAAATGAAGAAAAATATCGTTGTTGTTACAGGGGTTTCTGGACAGGATGGCAGTCATATGGTTGACTACCTCTTAAAGAATACAGATTTTGAAATTTACGGAACCTTCCGAAGGGTCAGCGTTGGAAACTATAGGAATATTAAACATGCATTTGACGACTCTCGTTTCCACAGACTTACCTTTGATCTTACTGACCCTCACAGTATCATTTCCGTGGTGCGTGATCTTCAACCTGCCTATTTCATCAATTTTGCAGCGCAAAGTTTCGTCGGTAGTAGCTGGGATATTCCCAAGCAGACCTTTGAAACAAACGCCGTCGCAGTCTTAGACATCCTTGAGGCTATCAGGCAATTCTCACCAGAGACTCGCTTCTATAATGCAGGCACGTCAGAAGAATTTGGAGATGTGCAATGGACTCCTCAGACAGAGGGGCACCCAATAAGGCCACGTTCCCCCTACGGAGCAGCAAAAGCGGCTGCAAGGCATCTTGTGAAGGTTTACAGGGAGTCTTATGGATTATACGCCGTCCAAGGTTGGCTATTCAACCATGAGGGAACACGACGAGGGGAAGAATTTGTGACGAGAAAGATCACCCAAGGCGTTGCAGAGATCCAGCAGAAGATGTTGAAAGGCGAAGAGTTTAAGCCTATGAAGCTTGGAAATATGGCGACGAGACGAGACTGGTCTGATGCGGAAGATTTTGTTGACGGTGTCTGGAGGATGCTCAATCAAGAAAAATACAACAAAGAAATTCAAGAAGTGTATCGTGAAGAACTGGGAGTTTTTGATCCCAATGTGCCTACGCCAATTAAGAAAAAGAAAAAGCAAACAGAAGTTGTTTGGCTTACCAAAGTGAAAGAATACATTCTTGCGTCTGGGGAAGACCATACGATTGCCGAATTTGTAGATGTAGCTTTTGAAGCTGCGGGAATCGATGGAACTTTTGTTTTTGAGGATAAAAGAGAGGATTGGGCAACTGTCAAGTATCGTGTAAAGGGCACGAACGTTGTTCTTGTTGAGGTGAGTGCGGAATTCTTTAGGCCCGCAGAGGTTCAGGTTTTATGCGGAGACTCCACAAAGGCGCAAAAAGATTTGGGTTGGGAGTCTAAGGTTTCGTTTCGAGAGTTGGTCTATAAGATGGTGTCGAATGACATTCAGTCATTAATATCTTGACTTTAGAAAAAAGAGGAATATAATGGCGTAATGAAAGACTCGCCAGAATTATTACCACCTCCAGAAGCAAAGGAAGTTATCAGGCTTTACCTATCAAACAATTGGTGGACACAAAAGAGGCTTGCGACGAAATACAACACTACCTTATATCAGATCCAAAAGATTTTCAAGGAAAATAATATTGAGGCAAGAAACCTTTACACGGAGAGAGAGGTGGACTTTTGCAAGAAGTTTTTGTTTGAGGAGAAGTCTAAAAGGCTGAGTGGCAGAGAGTTGCATCTTGCTGCGGAGCTTTTGGAGAAATGTGGAGATAAAGAGTTCTGGGATTTTCTACCAATGAAAACAAAGTTGAATAGTCTTGCATGGTTTGTGTCTCAGGGCGGCAAGGCATTTTTAAATTGGCAATTCAAGGAGTTCAAGAAGGCGAAGAAAATAGAGCGTGGCTTGGATAAGAACGAGGATATTACGAAAAGAGGTGACGTTCAATTAGAAGGTAAGAATGTCAAGGATTTAAGCAGCGTGGGAGCTTCAAAGTTAAGGCCAAAAACAATTGAAGAGTTCATTAGGTTCGAAAAATAAGAGGAAATAAGAGGAAATATGGAAATAGTTTTAGACAATGATTTGTTTTTGAGTGATCTTCAGGACCATGATTTTAAAGTGTCAACTGGCAGCTTACTGTTGGATATCTTTTTAGGGGGCGGATTTGGTGCAGGAGTCAATAGATTCTCGGGCCAACCATCCCACGGTAAAACGATGCAGTGCTTACAATGGGCAAGTAAGTGGCTGGAGCATTGGGGAGATAAAGGTCGCGTTATTTATTACGACACGGAAGGCAGGCTCTCCCTGTTGAAGCTCATGGGAAGTCCAGTTTCTGGGATTTTTGACAAGGAAAGAAAGCTCCCAAGAGAGAAGAGGCGTTTTATCATTAGGAGAACTAATATCTATGAGGATATTGGGGATCAGATAATCTCCATGATCAAAAATAACTCAAGCGGGCTTAAATTTTTTATTGTTTTTGACTCCTTGGATATGATGAGATCTTCTCAAGACGTGAAGAAAACAATGGGCGAGGCTGTGCGAGTTGGCGGAACTGCAACGGTCAGCAATAATTTAATGAAGGACTTAGGGCCGAACCTATGCGCCTTTGGTCATCACTTCCATATCCTTTCTCAAGTTCGGGCAAATATCAACGCAGCAAAGCATGGCGGGAAAACGACCCAATCCTCTGGTGGGTGGGCTCTTCAGCATGCCTCCAATCTAACGGGGGACATCGAAAAGCTTTACGATGGGGACTACATCTATGCCGACGGGGCCAGTGAAGACGATCCATTTGCAGCTTTTGCCCAGACAGTTCGCCCTAAAAAGGCGAAGAAGAAGGGTGGGGACAAGGCTCCTACGCCTAAGAAAAAAATTGGGCATTATTACACGGTAAAATTTGTAAAGACCCCACATGATCGAGACAATGAATCGGTTTCAGTTCCCATCAAGCACAATCATGGAGTGTGGGTAGAAAGAGAGGTTGCGATTGTTTTGCTAATGTATAGCTTTGCCCGCAAGAGCGGGGTGTGGTATGCTTTCGATGATCACTTTAGGAAAGATATGATTGAGAAAGCAAAGTGGGATGAAGATGATTTCCCCCAGAGATTCCAAGGTAAGGAAAATTTCTACAACTTCTTTGAGGGAAGGGCAGAGCTTGTGAATTGCATGAAGGAAGAGATGACAAAGCATTTCATAGCGAAAACGGATGAGGCTTTATAACATATCGGGGAGACTTTGCACGAGAAAAAGCGTTTCAAAGTATCGCATTGATTGGGACGGTAAAAGTCGGTCAAAGTTTCAGGCTCAGGTAAAAAAGCTACTGTCTAAAGCTTGGGGGAGCAATATTGTTTACGAAGAGTTTCCAGTCTATGGGACTCGGTATAGTATCGATTTTTTTAACGCAACAAAGATGATGGCGATAGAGGTTCAGGGTGAGCAGCATACTAAATTTGTGAAGTTTTTTCACAACGGGAACCATAATCAATATCTTAATCAAATCCTAAAAGATGAAAGAAAGAGAGATTTTTGTGAGAAAAACGACATCAACTTAATTGAAATTTTTTGGGAAGAAAAGAAAAAGCTTAACCTACGATTTTTGAAAAAATTAGGAGTTTAAGTGTATAATATACCATGGCTCAAGACAATATCGATCCAGAAAAACTTCCAGACTTCACGATCCCAGAGAGTTTTTTAGACTCTCTTGAGGAATTTACAAATGGCGGGTTTATCCTGTTCTCTATCACGGAGAAAAGGAAAATAGCAGTCCATCATCGTGCAGAAGATGAAATCGCAAGCCTCGCCTTACATAGGGTGGTGGAGGGTTACGCCGAAGACAGAGAGGCTGTTTCTGTAGAGACGGTTCTCCCAGAAGAAGGTGAAGATGATTGTAGTTGACAAGCTTGGGAAAGAATGTATAATGCTAACATGATTGTTAGCAATTCTTTAGAAAAACATGTATTGGGAGGTCTAATACGACACCAAGAAGTATGGCCAGAAGTTGCGCCATTCTTGGAAGAGGCAGACTTTGCCTATGACATTAATAAGGTGATTTTTTTGCTGGTATCGAGCGCTTATAACAAAAGCGAAGCGATAGACCAAGGGTTGCTAACTGAGCGTTTGCGCAACACAGGAATGAGCTTTAGGGATAATATAGACCCTCCTGACTACGTAACAGGCTTGGCCTTAGTCCAAACCTCAGCAAAAACCACAATGCAAGCCATCAAAGACTTGAAGTCGGTCACAAAGAGACGCGAGTGTTCGGAGGTCTGCGATCAGATAAAGCGAAAGATGGTCGGCGATGCGGCGAACATGGAATACGACGACATCGTTGCTTACGTTGACCGAGAGTTTTACCAAAAAATGAACTCATGGTATGACACTGGAGATTCCATCGACCTGTTTGAGACAATGTTTGAAAGGGCTTTTGAGAGAGGTGAGAATCCAATAGAGGAGGTAGGCTTTCCAACCCCATACCCAATGTTCAATGAGAAGTATGGAGGTCTTTTACCTGGAAATGTTTATGTGTTTTGCTCTCGTCCCAAGCAGGGAAAGACTTCGTTCTTAAACTCGACAGCTTTTCACATGGCAAATACAATGGGGAATATCCCATGCCTTATTTTAGACACTGAGATGCAGGAGGATGAAATTGGAGACAGGCTTCTATCGATGATCTCTCACGTTTCAAACTGGCACATCAAAACGGGACAGTGGAACCGCAACGAGGAGATGGCGAAGCGTGTTTTAGATGCTTATGAGCAGCATAAAAAAGCAAGGTTTAGCCTTCATCATGAATATGTTATCAATTGCCCTGTTCATCACGTTGTAAATAAGATCAAAAGATGGTACTACACAAAGGTCGGCAGGGGAAATCCATGTATTATTGTTTATGATTACATCAAACTCACAGGAGAAAGCCTCAGCGGCCACTACAGGGAATACCAAGCAATCG